ATTATGGAAAGACAGCTCATATTGATAGGGTTAATACTACCTCTACACATTCGACTGCAATGTATGCTACTACATTCCATGGTTCATTAAATGGTAAAGCATCATTTGCAGCAGCGGCAGACCAAGCCGGATCAGCACCATTAGGGCCAGGATCTGGCGGCGGATCACAAACAATCGATAATACAGAAGCAACAAATAAAACTACTGTTGAGGTAGATAGTCTTATTATAGACGATTATCTTAATCTTTCGAGTAAAGGCGTTCGTAGGGTTTCTCTAGATAATGGTGATATTCTGAGAAACCAAATTGACAAGACAGTCGACTACGCAGGCGTATCTGCAAAAAGGCTTACAACACCTGAAGTAAGATCTAAATTAAGAGATCCTTTAACATTAGCAAATAAGAAATTTGTTGGGGCACAAATTGCCGAAGGTAAGTTATCACCTGCATATGTGAATTCAGTACCACCATCAATTGGTAGAACAGTACCAAATGAAGGAGGTATTAAAAGAGGATTTACCGCAATTGGTAATTCTTCTAGAGGTAGATCTAAGAGGTTTACAAAATGAAGTACGTACCTGATCCATACTATAATCCAGATTTTCAATCTGAAATTACTTCTCGTACTAAATTAGCACCTGGTATTTCTATGGCTAAATTCTTAGGAGGATACGGTGATGCTGTTACTTTAAATTTTATTAAGACTGAAGATGAAAAGAAAAGAATTGCAAGGCAGCTTCTTCTTCAGGCTGATGCAATGCTTACGGTATCAAGAGAAAATGAGCAGTTTAAAGATTATAGACTTTTAGTTGCTGAAGGATTATATCGACCAGAACCTACTGAAACATTAGATGTTGATGGTATTAATTATTTAATGAAAGATGGGCGCGCGGTCGCGTACGAGCTTTTAAATCAAAATGGAACGATTGATCCGGAAAAGACCTTTGACCTTGCTGTTTTTTGGAAAGATAATATTAATTTTGATAAGCTTATATTGGATTACGATACGTATGATCCATCGGGTGTCTTAAATGTTCAAATTATATTAACTATGCCAAAGATTGTATCTCCATGGGGTGTTAACTATTCAAATATAGTAGAAACTAGATTTAATAATTTTGTACAATCTACGAATGAATTAGTTGAATGTAAGCTCCAAGTTGAAGAAAATATCCAGTCGTATCCATGATAAATAGAGCTATAAGTAAATTTTTAATTAAGAGAAATAAATGCCAGTAAGAGCTTTTTCTATTGAAGACGGTAATCTTAGTTCCTCAGCTATTCGTGTTGCAAGGAAAAAGACCTATAGCGATCTAGATCTGACTTTTACTAAAAGACCTGATAAAGACATTTATAAAAAGACAGATGCCGCGGCGGTCAAACAGGCTGTTAGAAATCTATTACTCACTAGCTATGCTGAACGTCCCTTTATGCCAGATTTTGGTGGCGATTTAAATTCTCTTTTATTTAATTTGGATACAGAATTTGACGATGAATTATCTGAAGAAGCTATAATTGAAGCAGTAGAAACATATGAGCCTAGGGCAAGGGTCCTAGATGTAAAATCTTCAATCATTGGGGATTTGAATTCAGCAAGAGTTACTGTTACTTTTCAAGTTATTAATACAGAGCAAATTGAGACTGTAGAATTAGATCTAACGAGGTTAAGATAAATGGCTACTACAATTAAATCTACGGATCTAGATTTTGATACCGTTAAAACAAGACTTAAGGATTATCTTAAGGCTAAACCTGAATTTGCGGATTATAATTTCGAAGCTTCTGGTTTATCTAATGTTTTAGATGTTCTTGCTTATAATACCCATTTTAATGGTCTTACTGCTAACTTTGCATTAAACGAATCATTCTTAAATACGGCTCAACTGAGGGCTTCTGTAGTATCTCACGCAGAAGCATTAGGATACACACCACGTTCATATACGTCATCCAAGGCTAATCTAAATATTTCTCTTACAATTGCATCTGCAAATAGACCGACCACAATTACACTGCCTCGTGGTACAGCTTTTACTTCATCTGTGGCAGGGGTTTCATATACATTTAGAACATTAGAATCATATTCTGCACAAGATGACGGATCCGGATTTTACGAATTTAAAACTGAAACAGATAGTAATTCTATTCCTGTCTATGAAGGAATTGAAAAAACTAAAACTTTCTTTGTTGGTGAAACAGATGAAACACAAATATATGTTATGCCAGATGTTACACTCGATACTGAATCTTTACTAGTAAAGGTATATGAAACATCTGGAAGTAGCACATTTGAAACATATACAAGCTTGAAAAAAGCTATACGTATTACCACAGAATCTAAACACTATCAAATTAAAGAAGTACCAAATGGTTTCTTTGAAGTTTTATTTGGTGATGGGGTAACTACCGGTAAATCGCCTGAAGCAGGGAATAAAATTGTAATTACTTATCTTTCAACCGTAGGGCCAACCGCGAATGGTGCTTCCGTATTTGTACCAACTGGTGATCTAGACGTTGAAGGTACAAACTATCCTATTACAGCAGTTACAGAATCAGTATCTTCTGCTGGTGCATTTAAAGAAGGCCTTGAGTCAATTAGACAAACTGCACCCATTTATTTTGCATCGCAGCAGAGATTGGTTACTGCTGAAGATTACAAAGCGCAAATATTAGCTAACTATAGTGCATATATTGATGATGTTATTTCTTGGGGTGGTAATGATAATGTGCCAGTTGAATATGGAAAAGTTTTTGTTGGTTTAAAGTTTAAAACGAATATTTCTTCTGTTGTACAAACAGAAGTAAAAGATAAAATTGTAAACGAATTAACTAATAACTTATCAGTTATGTCTATCGATACAGAATTTACCGAATCAGTAATTTCATATCTAGAGTTACAGACATTCTTTAACTTTGATCCGGATCTAACAAATGCTACACCAAGAGCTACTGAAAATCTAGTATTCTCTACTATTCAGGATTACTTTACACAGAACCTAGGAAAATTTGGTAAGGTATTTAGAAGATCGACTATATTATCTTTGATCGATGATCTAGATGAGGCAATTCTTAACTCCCGTATGAACGTTCGGGTTCAGCAAAGATTTACCCCAATTACAGGTCAGCCATTAACTTATACATTAAACTTCCCTATGGCAATTGCAAATCCAAGTAATATTGATCGAATTGTAACAACTGGTAGATTTGAATTTAATGGCAAGACATGTTTCATACGTAATAAGCTAAACCAAAAGAAATTAGAATTAGTGAATATTGATGGCGATGTAGAGCTTGATAATATTGGAGAGTATGATACCGGTACTGGCAAGGTTCTTTTACAAGGATTTAATCCAGTTTCGATCGAAGGCGGATCAGTATTAAAGGTTACAGCTACGCCAACAAATCAAAGTACACTTCGACCTTTAAGAAATTATATTATTGATATTGACCCAGAACTCTCGTTTGCTCAGTCTCAAATCGATTTCCAGAACACGCAGTTAACATTGTAACATGACACATAAGCTCGAAAATGTAGGTCGTAGATTAACTAATCTGCATAATAGAAGTGTTAAAGAAGTACTTCCAGAACACTTTACTTCAGATTATCCTAATCTAGTTCAGTTTCTAGAATATTACTATGACTTTCTAGATTCTGATGGTGGATCTGCATTTGAAACAGAAATTAATCAGCTTTTCAGTGTAAGAGATATTACTGAAACCCCTTCAGAGTATCTAGATCAGGTTATTGCTGAGCTAGGTGCTGGATTACAAAACGGTGATTTGTTTAACAATCCACGTTTTACATCAAGAAGGTTCGCTGATCACTATAGGAATAAAGGTTCTAGATTTGCTGTAGAGGAATTTTTTAGAGCATTCTTTCAGCAAGAGGTAGAAGTATTATATCCTAAAGTAGATATTTTTACTGTTGGTAGAGATGCAATTGGTTATGATTCACAAAAATTTATTCAGGACTATAAAAGATATCAGATCTTTTCTATTCTTCTTAAGGTTGGACTTGGCGTTCCAACATATAGAGAATTATATAAAAAGTTTGCACACCCAGCAGGATTTTATTTCGAGGGTATTGTTGCTGTAGAAGGCGAGGCAAATCTAGGATTTGATGATATGCCTATTGCATTGGCAGATTCAGCATTTATCAGTCTTATTGGTGAAGCTAATATCGATATCAGTCTACTCAGTTCAACAACAGGACTTACAGATTCGGAGGGCGTAGGAATTAGATATAATATTGATCAGTTAGCAAATCTTTATTCAACCCTTACCGCTCAGCAAATTAATAATTATTATTCATCAATTGCTGAATTTATTAGTCCTAATTCGTTTACTATGGATGACAGCGCAGATTCAAATACTCCGCTTATGTCACTCTCTCTAGAAACTATGGACAATAATATGTTCACAAGATATGCAAGTGACTCTGCTTACTAGTATAAATAGAACTAAGAATTCTATATAGGATCGAAAATGACAAGACAAAATATTAATATCGGTACAAATGCCAATGACGGGACTGGGGATACCCTTCGTCAAAGTGGTACCAAGATTAACCAAAATTTTGTAGAGATCTATCAAAGATTTGGCGGAGATAGTAATATCTTAATGCCAGGTATTCAATTTGATAGTGACGGCATTATCTTCGAAGGATCAAGTATCGATAACTTCGAGACACGTCTTGTTGTAGAAGATCCTACTGCGGATCGTACGGTTACAATCCCTAATTATACTGGGGAGATTATTGTTGATAGCGCTACTCAAACAATGGCCAACAAAACAATAAGTGATGCCAAGCTAATACATCCAGACATTGCTGATTCTGCCGGCGCTACATATTTTTATTCATTCGTACCAATCGATGCTAGTTTAATGTCGAAAAACATTAATCTAAATTTTCCTTCTCTTTCTGATAGTGATACGATAGTTACAAATACTTCTGTCAGTACGCTTACGAATAAAACATTATCGGCACCTACAATTATTG